TGGGAATTAGTTGGTGATTGGATGTGGAATAATAGAGACTTCTATAACGGACTTTCAGTATTACCATACAACGGAGGAACTTACACACAGGCACCTTTTGAAGATTGTACAAAAGAAGACTTTGAAAGATTAGTTAAATCATTAACAGATGTTGATCTTACAAAAGTTATTGAGTTACAAGATAACACTGACCTACGAGGAGAAGCTGCGTGTGCCGGTGGAGCATGTGAAATTGTATAAGTCATGAAAGTACAATGGGGAAATGATATAACGCTAACATACCAAGTTATGTTGGCGTTTTATAATCTTAGAAAGAATAATTAAAATGAATGTAGGAGCATCAAAAGATTGGATACAACAACAATACGTTAGAGAGTTTGGACCAAAACTCCAACCGACTGAGTTTTATTATGACAATCAAGGTAGAATGGTTATGACAGAAGATTACCATATGAAACGTGGTAAATGTTGTGGTAACGGATGCCTACATTGTCCATACGAACCAAGACATGAAAGAGGTATTACAAAAATACAAGAAAAATCACTGAGTAATCGGTGATTTTTTATTTATACAAAATATCTTCTTAATATATTTATAAGATAAATGGCTAACGGCGAAACATACGGTATTAATTTTCCATTCAGACCTAGTCTTTATGGTCAGTATCTTTCTGTGTCCAGAGATAGTGATCAAGAAATAAGATCAAGTCTACTTCATTTAATATTAACAAGGAAAGGTAGTAGATTTATGTTACCTGATTTTGGTACAAGATTATATGAATTTATTTTCGATCCTATGGACGGACAGACATTTGATTTAATAAAGGAAGACATCCAAATGGCTTGTGAAACATATATACCTGACTTAACAATTGTAAGTATAAACGTTATCCCCTACGTCATTTTGCAAAATAAACCACCAATTCCTAAAACATTTTATAATCCTGAAAGTTTAGTTGCGGGTACGGGAGGAATAAGTGATGTTATTGAAGTAATAAATTCAGACCAAGAACTTAATGATGTAGATATTTATCGTTTACCCGGTAAAAATACTGAAGAATATACCGCAAAATTAAGAATAGAATATACTAACGATAGAAACCCGTTTGGTTCTAAACAATTTGTAATAATTAATATATAATGGCAGAAAGAAAAATATCATACACCGAAAGGGACTTTGTTGGGGTAAGAAGTGAACTATTAAATTACGTTCAAAACTATTATCCAAGCTTAATACAGAATTTTAATGATGCTTCGGTATTTTCAGTATTAATGGATTTAAATGCTGGTGTTACAGATAATTTAAATTACCACATAGACAGGAGTTTACAAGAAACCGTATTACAATACGCACAACAAAGATCGTCAATATATAATATTGCTAGAACATATGGTTTAAAAATACCGGGATACAGACCATCGGTCGCTGTTGTTGATTTTTCAATAAAAGTACCCGCCTTTGGTGATTCAGAAGATATTAGATATTTAGGTAAAATTAAGGCTGGTTCACAATTTTTTGGCGCTGGAAACTCATTTGAAAATTTATATGATATTGATTTTTCTACTCAATATAACGAACAAGGACAAGTTAATAGAACAAAAGTACCTACTTTTGATGCCAACAATAATATAATAAATTATGTTATTACTAAAAGAGAAGTATTAGTTAATGGTACAACTAAAGTTTTTAAAAGAGTTATTAACCCACAAGACGTTTACCCATTCTTTAATTTATTTTTACCCGAAAGAAACGTTTTAGGTGTTACAAGTATAATACAAAAAGAAGGAACCAATTTCCAAGGGACACCTAAATTTTCGGATTTTCAATCAGATGTTGGTAGATGGTATGAAGTTGATGCATTGGCCGAAGATTTAGTCTTTGTTGAAGACCCTACAAAACCGGTAGATGCTAATGGTGTCAGAGCTGGTAAGTATATACAAACAGATAATAGATTCATTACAGAATATACTCCTGAAAGTTTTATGAAAGTACAATTTGGTGCCGGTACAACAACACCAAACGAACAATTAAAACAATTTACAAATACAGGGATTAATTTAAACTTAGCCGATTATCAAAATAATATTGGATTAGGGTTGACGGTAAAACCAAATATAACATTATTCATTCAGTATAGGGTTGGTGGAGGAAACTCGACAAATGTTGGTGTCGGTGTGATTAATCAGGTCGGAGCTATTGATTTTGTTATCAATGGGCCTAATGAAAATATTAATAGAAGTGTTAAACAATCACTAACAGTTAACAATGTTACTGCTGCGGTTGGGGGATCAAACCCACCGACAACCGAGGAAGTAAGAAATATGGTATCATTTAATTTTGCTGCACAAAAAAGAGCTGTAACAGTAAATGATTACAAATCCTTAATTGAAACTATGCCAGGTAGATTTGGTGCTCCTGGAAAAGTATCCATAACTGAAAAAAACAATAAAGTAGTTGTTCAAATACTTTCTTATGAAACAGGAGGTAAATTAACTCAGGTAGCCTCAAATAATTTAAAAACTAATTTAGCAACATACCTATCAAGATATAGAATGATTAATGATTATATTGTTATTGATAGTGCTAAAGTAATTGATTTAGAATTTGACATTTCAATTGTAGTTGAATCGGATCGAGGACAAAGTGAAATTGTTGGATTGGCAATAAACCAAGTTTCAGAATACATGAATCCTAATAATAGGGATTTGGGTGGTAGCGTCAATGTTTCCGAAATTAGAAAAAGAATTCAAAACCTTGCCGGTATATTATCTGTTCCTGAGATAAAAGTATTTAATAAAGTTGGTGGTAAGTATTCTTCATCTGAAACATCACAAAAATATTTAGATCCTGTCACAAGAGAAATCCAATTAATAGACGATACTATATTTGCGGAACCCGACCAAGTTTATCAAGTAAGGTTTGATAGTTCTGACATTAAAATAAGAACAAAGACTTTTAAAACGGTAGACTTTTCTTAATTACTTTATTTTAAATCTTTTGGTATTACCTTTTTAGTAAAAACACTAAAATAACTATTTATCTTAAAAGTGTAATGCAAAAAAGTTATAGAATAAAAACTGACATTGGTACCGACAGAAATGTCAGAATTAACATACAACAAGACTTTGATTTTTTAGAGATTCTTTCTTTAACTTTGAGGCAGGAAGAAGTCTACACCAGATTTTGTGCTGATTACGGAGTAGTTGCAGGAAGGGTAGTAACTAATGGGGGGTTTGGTATCCCTAATGCGAACGTCTCTATTTTTGTACCGCTTAGTTCTGTTGATGAAGAAGACGAAGTAATATCAACACTTTACCCATACAAAAAATCATCAGACAAAAACGAGGATGGATATCGATATAATTTATTACCATACGTTAAAGAATATGGAGGACATACACCAACAGGAACTTTTCCCGATAGGTCAGATATTTTAACAAGAAAAGAAGTCTTAGAGGTATATGAAAAGTATTATAAATTTACCGTTAAAACAAATGAGAGCGGAGACTTTATGATAATAGGTGTACCATTAGGTATGCAAAAAATAATAATGGACTTAGACCTATCAAATATGGGTTGTTTTTCATTGAGGCCCGCCGATTTGATAAGAATGGGTATGGGAACTGCTGAACAATTTAATGGTCCATTATTTAAGTCATCAAGTGATTTGGCATCTTTGCCACAAATAGTAAACATAGAAAAAGATATTGATGTAACGTCTTTTTGGGGTGAAGAAGATTTATGTAGTGTAGGTATTACAAGAACAGATTTTGATTTAAGAGATTTAGGTATTGAAATTAAACCACAATCGATTTTTATGGGATCCTTATTTTCAACTACTGATGAGGATTTTCTAAGGTCAAATTGTAAACCAAAAAAATCAACAGGAAAACTATGTGATTTAGTTGCTGCACCTGGAGAAATTTTAGCAATAAGACAAACAATAAATTTTGACAGTAACGGTCAGCCTGTTTTAGAGCGTTACGCACTACCTGAAGGAGGTAGAGTGGTTGATGATGAGGGTACATGGTTGGTTGAAATACCAATGAACATGGATTATGTAACTACAAATGAATTTGGTGAACAAGTTATTTCAAACGACCCAAAAGTCGGAATACCAACAACCGCAAAATATAGATTTAGAATAAAATATCAAAACGAAGACGGATTAAATAATGACGTATTAAGGGCCGATTATTTAGTACCAAACGTAAGAGAATATGGTTGGTTACCACAAAGTGCACAACCAAATAATAATAATGGTCCCGCAACATTTAGTCCTGCTCAGTTAGACCAGCAAAAAAAATCATATGCTTTTAGTTTAGATTGGAACGACTATGCAGATCCGGCTTCGGCAATTGCGTGCGAAGACACTTTTTACAAATTTCAATATAATAAAGTTTATACCGTTGCAAATTTTTTAGATAGGTGGAAGTGGGGAACAAATAGAAATAGACATTTAGGTATTAAAGAAATTTCAGATAGAACATGTTCTTCTAAAGTTAATAGATTTCCTGTAAATGACGGAATTAAAAATTTTGATTTTTTAGTTTTTCTATTTAATATATTATTGGTAATATTAACCCCTGTAATTTACATCCTTATAATATTACTACACATTTTGGCGTTTTTATGGCCAATTTTAAAGTTTATAATTAATTTATTAATATGGTTAGTTAATACGATAGTTTATGGTATATGTCTAGCAATTAAGGCAATAACTTTTGGTGCTAGACCAAAAAATGGTTGTAGTAAAACAACCCTAAAAAAATTAGAAGGTAATCCATTTAAAAAAATAGCACTACCGATGTTAAGTTTTCCTGATTGTGAGGCCTGCCCTTGCGAAGACACAACATTAGAAGAGGATAATAGTGGTGTCGATCAAACAACTCAAGCAACAATACAAAACGCTAACACGTCAGTTTTAGTTGATTTAGAAAATGAAGAAGGTTGGACACCTAGATTTAACGGATGTTATGGTTTCGATGCTGATAATGATGACGAATCTACGTATTATTTAAATACAAAAAAATTAGTAACAGGCGAAATAAATAACAACACTTCAATCTATAAAGTAGGATACATTAAAACAGATAAAACTAATTTTCCATATAAATACGGTAAGTTTGGTGATGGTATCACATTGGCCCAATCTATGAATTTAGCAAACATTAGGCCAAGATATTTTGATACGTCAGCTCAAAATAAAATTATAATCACACCAAATCCAGCAATTGCAGGCACTAATAACTATTATGAAGATATTTGTATGGTTCTTTTAGTTGACCCTGGAACAACACAAAGTTTAATTAATAAATTAATTACATTTAATAATACTAATGATATACAAGATAATAACCTTACGGGGCTAACAATTGCTAATCAGTTTAATACTAATTCGATAACAGGAACAACAAATCTAGCACCAAGTGGTTATGACGTACCCGTGACTTACATAAAAGATAACCAAACAGTGGTAACTAACCAAATAAAAGTTATTTCAGATGTTTCAGAAAAACCATATAAAATAAAAAGTGGGGTTGAGTATTTTCAAGTAGTAACAGGAATGACAATAGCACAAATAGAGTCTACTATAGGTGGGTCTGGCTTGTTACAAAAATATTTGATAGGATCTAGACAATATGATTCGTCATCAAGTTTAAACAGGTCTATTGTTTGGTTAAACCAATATCAACAACAGGAAGTAATATTTTTAACTAGAGGTGTTGACCCGTGGACAGATAAACAAACTATTAAATATGATTTATCCACCCTTTTTGGTCAACCATCAAATACTGTGACTGTTGAAGGTAAATACTATTTGAATATACCTATACAGGCAAACAGCGGAGGGTTATGGGCCCAAGACCAATTAACACCACAAACACATACTTTAAATACGTCAAACACAGATACCGTATTATATCACCAGCCATTTAATTTCAATGTAGACACAAATCAATTTACACAATTTACGACAAGTAACCCTTATTACTATAATTCAACAGATCTTTCTTCTTTCAGTAATCTTCATAATAATGCAGATACTTTTAACATGGGATTATGGTTTAATAGTGGTAATTTATATTTAGGGACATCATTAATTGGAAACAAAGTAAGACATAGAAACATTGTCGGAGGTTATGATACTAACGATATAGGTAGAATAGATGGTGGATCATTTACTGTGTCATCACATAACATATTTGCGTGTTACTTCATCCCAACACCAACATTTCCTGGTGTTCCTCCTGGTGGATTTGCGGAATCTGGTAGCTTCAACAACGAAAAGGCAAGAGTATACTCATTTGCATATCATTTAAGTTCGCCAACACCAATACAAATAACCAACAACAATAGGTTAGTTTTTAGATCCGACAGATTACCAACTTCAGATAAGTTAGATGTATTTGGTAATAACTCATACGCCTTACATCAAAATAAAGATTTTGGATATTATGAGGTTGGCGAAGACGGATCATCAACTAGTTTTCAAATTACTACCCAATCTTCAGATAGTAGTAATAACGCTGACGATTCACTTGAAGATGCTCAAGAAAGTGGTAACCCATACATGGGATCTGTCCTTACTTCATTTGATTGCCAAGGGATGACAGCACTTAAATGCTACCAAGGATATGGTACTAATTTTCAAGTATTAGACCCATGTCCTGACCATAATCCTGATGGTGAAAGAGTTAAAGGGGGTTGTTACTTTTTGGTCCAAAGCCCACTTATAGTGAGTATACCAAAAGATATTGTTTATTTTGAAGAATGGAGGGCAAGGTTTAGAATGATGTTTGCTGCATGTAGGGGAGTTTTCGCCGAAGTGTTTCAAAATAACTGGGTAAATGGAACATTATATATGTTTTCATTTAAGAAAAAAACAATTTTTAATATCATTGGTCAACCAAAAAAGTATAAATTTTGTGGTAGTATGGAAGTGGCGGCTAGAGAAGGGCAAGGGCCGATAATTTATACTGAAGGAACAACAAATTCTTTGTTTTACAGATCAACACCATATGATGGAAATAACTTTTTAGGACAGATACCAAAAAGAAGACCCCTTGGTAATTTATCAAATTGGGATTTTCCAGGATCATATAAAACAAACTCTAGAAATTTGTTTTTCCCAACAACAATCATGGACTTAGGGACTAGAGACCAATTTACAAAAGAAATATGTTATAGCCCTGAGTTTGAAAGTTTTTATGTCAATACCGTAAAATCAACATCATATCAAGATACATCAGACATATTACAACTAGCAATAATTTCTAGATTAATAAATTCAGGTTTTTGGGGTCAAGTATTTGGCGCTGGAGACGCATCTATCGATAAATTGTTTAGTAGAAGTGAAAATAGGTTAGATGGTGATATTGTGGAACTTTATAGTATAAATTCAGAGTATGGTGTTTTTGGTTTTTCTGAAGATGATTATGATGGTGTAAATGATCTTTACGTTGGTGAAGACAGTGATAATAATCCTGTTGTTGGTGTTTTCTTTTCTTCCGACACTATTAATAGAAAAATTTTATCACCCGGTATTACCACTTTAGGACCAAGTTTAACAAACTATTTTGGTTATCCTAACACTCAAGAAGTACCTATGTATAAATGGGAAAGTCACGAAACCTCTAGTGTATTTGGTAGTGATGAAAATGATTGGTATACCGATTTAGATACGTCAACTAAAATGTTTTCCACTAAGTACCAAAGTATGGACTTTAATCAGACACCTTATTTTTGGGCGGATAATGGACCAAATACGGGTTATATTTTTAATTACGATTCAAATGGGGTTACACCGTCACCTTCTTGGCCGGCAGGTAATTCAACTAAAAGTGTTGTTGGTGCTCCTTTCCATTTTTACTTTGGATTAAATAAAGGAAAAAGTGCAATTAATAGGTACATAACAAAATATGTTTTAAATCAGGATGAGTAATCAAAATGAAATAAGAATTGTTCTTGGTTCTAAAAAGTTCGCAGGAAATACTGATAAAGATATTTGGATACAACCAAAATTATTTTCAGAAAAAAGAGATATGGTCGAAAATGATAGATCTATAATGATCAATCAGTTGGAATTATTTAATAAAGAAAGACAAAAAAGTGGTATATATAGAGTTTCTGGAAAAATTACAAATATTTTTAATAATGAAATAACAGGTAAAACCTCGTATTCTCCGTTTAAAAATTATCTTTATTATACTAATGCAGTACAAAACGCATTAAATAACGCGTCAGCTTGGGAAGGCACACCACAGTTTGATGAATTTACCTTTTTGCGTTCTGAGGGTATACCAAACCACACACCTTTTGCACCAAAAAGTGCTTCGTCATATAATTGGGGTATATATGTTACCTATCCGTTCAGTAGCAATACGACTCAGAATATAAGTTATAGGAATGAAAATATAACCACTTCTGTTTATAATACGGCAAATGTTGGTGATGGTATTCCATTTTGTATAAAAACAAGTACAAATTTAGGTAACCCAATTGTATATTTTTATTGCGCAACACCACACAATTTAGTTGAAAACCAATGGGTTGAGTTAAGTTTTACTATTAATGGTAAAAATATTTTTCAAGTCTATTCATTAGGTGATGGTACATACGGAAGTGAAAAAAATGTATTCGCTCTTTTTGATATGAAATTTCCTGTTTCGGATATACCAACAGGTAAATACGGTAGTTTTAAAAGGATAATAACAACGACAAATAGTGGTGAGTCTAAATCAAGATATTATGTTAGATTACATAAAGTTTTAACGGTTGAAAAAGATTGTAATTTAGCAAAGGCAGGATTTGAAAATAACCCATTTCCTATAAAACAAAAACTAGAATACTCAGCAACAACCCCAAACCAACAACAAAGAGTTTCTAAAAGACAAGGAACGCAATCGTTTTCATATTCTTTTGATAGAGATATTAATATAAATGGATTAATGGATAATAACGGTAAACCTATTACTGAATTATATGTGTCAATAATTAATAAAGGTTATATGGGTTGGTT